ACAAAATCGTCAAATTTCTCTTGCATCGGGCGCATAACGTCGCTTTGTACATCTGGCCCTGTGACTACATCATAGCCGCCGGCTAGGCCGTGATATGTATAACTAGCTAGCAATCCCAGCAGATCAGAATTGGAGGTTAATATTTCAGTGTTGCCCTGATACGGTGCCCCTTCTTGTATTAAGCCGTTGCCAATGAATAATCTTAATTGATCTATTGCCCAGCCAAATTCGCCTGAATTTAATTGGCCAAGGTCTTGAAGAAATCCGCGTCTAACTTGGATCTGAGAAATTTGTATCACAGCCATGGGTTTTTACCTCTATTGCTGTATTTAGTTGTTTTGATAGTACTCAGCTACTCGATCCCACCAACGATTGGCCCACATGTCAAAATCTTTAGGCTCTAAGATAAATTGTTGATATTGCGGTTCTGCCCACTGCCCTGGCTCAATTTCATCGGGCTTAACGCACATCATAATAACGCCTTTGCGTATCTTGGTGCCGTGTATTTCGTTGTGGGCTAGTGCATATGCCGCTAGTTGCAGGTAATAGTCACTGATGTATTCTTCTTTTTTAGGCTTATTGGTTTGTTTAAAGTCTAAGATGCTTTCGTCACCATTGTGTACTCCCACACAATCAGTAGTGCCGGCATAGAGCTTGGGAAAATACAAAGGAACTTCGCTGCCCCATAATTCTGTGATTTTATCAAACCCAGCTTCGATAACTTTTTTAGCCATAACAAGGCTTTGATTTGCATATGGATTTGATACAGTTTCTTTTAGTGTTTCGCCCTTAACGTAATCCTCAAGATACTTGTGCATTCTAGTACCACGATTGGCTGCTTCGGATGTGATCTCTTGGGCTTTCTTCTCCCCCATTGCTCGACGCCAGTTGGCAAGTGCAATACGAGACTCTTCAGGTTTTGTTTTGTCTAGTATAGTGGTAACACTGGCTACGCGATCCCCGCTAGGAGTAACGTAATGTCTTTTACCGTCTACTAAACCTCTATCCAATGGAACATAGTTAAATTTATTAATTAGCATATAGGCTATAGTAGCATAGCTAACAAAAAAATACAACCGAGGGTTGTTATCTTCTATTTAATGCACGTTTTGACATAGAGCTTACAGTATCGTGCGGGTTACTGCCAGTTATGTCGTGTGCTGATGTGCCATCGTCACCTGCATCACCGATGGTCATTGTATCATCGATGTCACCAATTTCGGGAGTAATGTACACTATTTTGTTTCCGCTGTCGTCATCTCTAACGCCACTGATAAGATTCTTAATTGATTCGTTTTTATCAAAGGCTCTCATTAATGAGTCAACATTAAACATCTCCGACCCTGGCAATTGTTTTACCATATGGATCAAAGAATCAAGGCGTATTTTAGCCTCATCTTCTGTATCGCCAAAACGATCTCTTACAGTTTCGAGCGCAACAATCAAGTTATTAATTGCTGTGCTGTTACTCGAGTTATCGTCTTCGGCGATAAATTCGCGGGCTCTCATTAACGTTTTTCTCTGCCCACTGGCTCTGTGCCGCCTGCTGCTGCATCTGTTGCTGCAAATGAGTCCATGCCTTCTGGGGATTCGCCACCTGGAATTTCGCCTGCAGCCATACCACCCATTTCGTCTGCGCCCATTTCGCCGCCCATGGCCATTCCTGTTGGAGCCATTTGCTCACCGGCTAATTGGCGTGCTGCACCATCAGCTTGCTCACGTGCCTGTGTCATGCTGTCTAACATACCTGCTAGCAATTGGCCCACGCTGTTCTTAAATGCATCGGCTTGCTCGTTACCAATTTGATCACGGATTGTGTCAATTAGCGCAGGCATCTGCTCTACTTGCATTTTGCTTACTTTTTCCAGCATGTCTTGGATACTGTCAACCATATCCTTAGCTGCCAGAATAGCTTCGCTTTTGCCCATTTCGCCTTCCATGAGCTTACGGTTTTCAACAAGCCATTTGTTTAAACCTTCGCGCACCATTAACAATTCCATGTACTTAGAATTAGTTTCGGCGGTATGTGCGCCGTAGCTACGTCTAATTTTATTAATGTTTTCAGAAAGTGTATTGCTTAGATGCAATGCTTTTCCGTAGTTTAAACGGTTGTAATCAATGGTATAACCAAAACGTGTACTCATGATAGAGTTCATTTTTTTAGATGTTACAATTGGGTTAATGTCAGAAAGGTTCATATTAAGTAATTCCTAGAATTTAATGTATTTAGCCGAGTTCAAACTTTTTTCTAAGTTAGATTTAGCTAGGGTGAGCTTGCTCGCTGATTCTTGATAGCGTACCAAAAACAGATCAATTTTTTGTTGATCTTTCTTCTTCTGTGCTTGCTTAAATCTAAAATAGAAGTTTTCAGATTTGATTGTTAGTTTGCTAACTTCTGCATCATTTTTTAAAATAATGTCAGCTTTGGAATCTTTGCCTGTTTGATTGCATATTGCATAGCATATTGCAGCCATCTTGCTGGTAAAAATATGCACTGTATCACTGAAACGATAGTGTACTTCCCACCAATCGTTAACTAGTTTTACTGCGTAGTTACCCACAACATATCCACTGTGTCCAATTGGTGCTATAAATGGCATTTGATTGCTTCTAGTTTGTTTAGCAATTAGAGCAGACAGCTCGTCCTCACTCCAATTCTTAAAGTAAGAAACTGCTTGAGCTACCATTTGCTCAACTGTTGATATTTCTAAAGTATTCGACTTTGCCATTGTTGTTTTTTCTGGTTAGCGCACCTTTATTAACCAACTGCGAAGCAAGATGCTGCTCACGGATATCCAGCGACGACTTTGGTATGCCAACTCCGTCGTCAAATTTAGACATTACATCCGATTCCTCATTGGTGATCGGCATGCGAATATTGTTGGTTAATTCAATGATTTTCATTTTAATATTGCTATGATACTATCTGCATGTGCAGTAGCCCAACTTAATACTACCATGCCACCACCAAATGTATACATCCATTTGTCTTTAAAACGTTCCATGGACGATATCTTCTTTGCCATTTCGGCATGTTGAGTACAGCTGGCTTGATACATTACTTCTAATTTTGCTTCAATGGTATCTCTAGTTTTATCTAGGCAATCATGCATTTCTTTTAAGTCTACTTTTAAGTCGTCAAGTTTCTCATTGAGATTCTCAACCTTAGTTTCAACTATTCCTAGTCGCTCTGTCGTAGTTGCCATAAATTCCTTTTCATGCTCCTAAATAAGAGACTAATAAGCTATTTAATCCAAATTGGAATAAACTTTGAAATAGATATTTTTAAAATCTCCGCGTGTTTGAAATAAAGGCGTTTCAAACTTAACAGATTCTGTTAAGCCGCCGATTATTGGAATTTGATCAAAGTTTGATTCAATTTTTGCAATAGGGTCCAAGCCAAATACATCCTGTTGTTCAATATAAAACATAAATTTCCAACAATTTTGCAAGCCCTTGAATATTGATCCAAATTGATGTTCGGATAAACTTACTTTAGTTGACCCACTAGCCGGGGTTATGTCTAAAGGTTGTGCAGTAAGGCTTATGGTTTGCAAAACAGTTTCCCAGTTTCTTTGTTGATTCCTGAGCAATAATTCACCATTAGATCTATAAACCCCTGTGTCTGTTATGTCTACTAGAGTGTAGCCAGCAAACCATGTTCCTGTGTTATTCATTAAAATATTTATTTAAACAAATACCATGGCCATAAAAAAAGCACCCGAAGGTGCTTCTTTTATTAATCAAATTGATTAAGCAAAGTACGAAACTACTGCCGATGTAACACCAGTTACACTACCAAAGTCTGCTCCAGCAGCTACTGCTGGACCTTCGGTAATGATATGTACTACATCAGTAGTGCCACTAACAAAACCGCCGTCGGCGTCACCACCGATAGCTATAACTGAGTTGGTTAGTTGAATGAATTGAACAACTGCGTCTAATTCTGTTTGAGTCATGTTTGACTTGCTGAATGATGTCAATTGAATTTGACGACCAACTGCACTGTAAACTTCTGATTTACCGTTTAATTTTGCAAAAACTGCCATGATATTTTCCTTTAAAAATGTACGCTTTCGCGTTAAAAATATTTATCAAATATTTAAAATTATTGCTTGTTGAAGTGGGCTGCACCAAATACACCCCTGCTTACCAACTTAATTAAACCTATACTGCTGGGGAATACAAACCCTTCGCCGCCAGGTTTACCGTTGATAGTCTGTTCTACACCAGTTACCTGACGTTCTAGTTGTTGCACAAGATTGTCTTTAACTGCATATATAGCATTCCAAACTTCTGCCAAGTCTTGGTACTGTTGTTTGTGTGTGATCAAGAACCCGGGTATTGGTTGACCTTTATCATCCACTGCACTTGTGCCTGTTACCAGCAGCTTTACCTGTTTAGCACTTATATTGCCGCTGGCCAACCAAGTATCCAAGTTATCGCTTGTCTGTTGTGTAATTTTTTTATTAAAATAAGTTTGAATTGCAGATCTTGCAACTCCGTCGATGTTGTTTAAAAATGACTCAGCATTTGCCCCTTTGCGTCCGTTTAGCACTGAGTCTGCTTTGGCAAACAATACAGATGGATAGTCTAATCCAAATGACAATCCAAGTTTTGGTTCAATAATAACAACTGTGCCACCGTTACGTAAACCAGTTTTCCCATCCCAGGGTGCATTATTTTTCTGGTGTACTACAATTATACCACGGGTGTTTGTGTTAATTAACTGCCCGTACGTTGATTCTGGGTCAATCTTATAGTCTACAGTAGTAGGACTGAATTGATATTTGCCACCTATCATATTAACAGGGCCCACTTGCATCAGGTCGCCCTTAAATACAGCTTGCTCCACTACAGCAAATTCAAGGCCGCGCCAGATTGTTTTGATTTTTTCGTATAGGTCGCCTCTATTAGCGCCACGACCTTGGTCATACTCAACCCATTGCTCGGGACTTGTAGCTAGTACACCCTTGGGATACATGTATTTGTCTGAACAAAAAAATGTACCGTTGTCTTGCCGCCCAAAGAATAGTGCAATACCGCCATCCCACTTGATAGATATCTTGTCTGATGCAGCTACAATTTGTTTGAGTGCATTTAGATATTTTTTAGCTTCTGAGACGCCAGAGAATATGCTGTCCTCTGGATGCGGGATTCTAGGACCTTCGCCTGCTTCTACTAGGTAATCTACAAACGAACGTGTCATAGGTCGGCTAATTTCCTAAACCAAGCCGGGCTTCCTGGTTTAACTGCTTCATACAGTTTGATCAACCCTTTGTTTTCGTCAGCTCTTGCTTGTGCTAGTTTAACTTCTTTGTCGGGGTCATTTTCTAATGCTTTAATCATTGTTTTTACGCTGTTAAATGCATCACCTTTTTCTCTCGGTGGTGGGTTAAACAAAATCTTAGCTGCTTGATCTCTGGTTCTTGCCACAACTTCACCAGTTTCTCTATTAACTAATTTTGCTCCAAACGGATCAAACTTTAATCCCAGTGGTTTTGCTATGCTGCTAATCAATATAAAAATTTGATTACCTTTAAAATCTTCGTCGTTATACATTCCACGTGGACCGTGTTGGTGCCATTGCGCAACTATCTTTGCTTCTTCAATTATCATGTAGTCAACTTGTGCAATTTTAGAATGGTGTGTGCTGTTTTGTAAGTAAGGAATGCCTGCGTGTACGTTTCTTCCTTTGACGTTAGCATCTATTCCTTTAGCTTCAAGATATGCTTGTAGCGCATGTTTTGCAGCTTTTATTGTTTCTTCGGGTGTAGACTTATGCGTTTTAAACAAAGTAACTAGATCCATTGCTTCTATCATCAAATCAATATCGCCAGATGGTTTCTTTTTAAATCCTGCAGAACCTACATCTACTTGTAAATTCTTTAACAATTCTTTAGGCAACAGTCGTTTAGCTGTTTCAACTACATTAGGAACATCTTCGCGATTGACTGGCTCGGATGCAGCTATTGCATTACCGCCTTCTTTAAGAACTACATCATCGGTTTCTTCTTGTAAAGGTGCTGGCCCTCTTGGACCCTGCGGTTTGCCATTGGCATTCTGTAATTTAGGCCCTGGCGGCCCAGGTTTTACAGCTGGTTGTGCTGGTGCTGCTATTTTAGGTTCCGATAACGGGGGTATTTCTTCTATAGATGGCAACGGTTCTGCTGCGGGTGCAATTGTTTGTTTCTTTGACATTGCCATTTGTACACCATCTTCAACTGTAGAACCCGGTGGCACACGAGTTACCATTTGTTTAATTTCAGTGGGCCCATAACCCAAAGTCTTTAAAGCGGCCATAATATCGGCACGGACACTGGGATCTAATTCTTCATCGGCTGTATTTAAAGACGGATTAGCTGCCCCTAACCCTTTAGCCATTAACGACATTGCTGTATTACCTGCTTGCTGTTCCCTGTTAGGATTATCAGCTGCGCTGGTATAAGTAGTGCCAGCAGCAGTTTGTCTAGTAGAGCCGCCAGCAGATTGAGTATTTGGCATGTTACCAACAGTGCCAATGGCGCCGCCGTATCCTTGACCCAATGAACCACCTTGTACAAGACGATAAAACTCCTCGGTGCGATTTTTAATATAATTATACATACCCCTGGTGTCTTGCGGACCTGTGACTGTGGGTTGCCCTACCTCACTTGCAAAATTTCCAGTTACTGGAGGTGCATTTGGATCTGTTTTGTTAGATTGTGGAGTAAATGCCTGCTGAAATTGTCTGTCGCTCCACATTTTTAATGCCTGATTAATCTGTGGCGCTGTTATTAAATTAGGATGATTAGCAAGCCAGGTTGTCCATTCTTTAAAAGATGCTTCTGTGCTGGCTTTATTTCTAGATGCATTTTCTTCGCTACCTTGTGCAGCAACCTGGTCTAGACGACTTTGTTCCCAAGCGTCTTTTGCGCCTTGTACTCCACCTTTAACTAATCCTGCGGCGGCACTACCTGCTTGTTTAAGTGTATCAATTACGCCTTCGTCAACAATAATTTCATTAGCTTTCATCTTTTATCTTTCTTATTCCTCGAATAAATTTTGACGAATCTCCACTCTTAATACTGTTAAACAAACGTCTTTCTAACTCACCGGCAGTGTCATTATCGTAATTTTCTTTAATAAAGCTCATTAGATTTATGGCGCTCTGAATTAAATTTGTAGCACGACTTTCAACAAAATGTTGCTTGTCACGCTGTGTAGCTATGCTATCTAATTCGGCTAAAAGACTTCTAGTACGTTTTTGCAAGAGATATCTCCGTAATATGATATATTTATACTCGAACTTGATTATTAAAGTTGACCGCTTTTTAAGTTGTTTAGCATAGTCTTGAGTTGCGCAGATTCCACTGCTACTTTTGTAACCACTACTGGCTCTTGCTTGGATTCGCTGGGTCCACGAGATTTGATTTGACTCATAACATCATCTGCTTTGCTTTTGTAACTAGATTCTGTAGTTTCCGTTACACCAGAATCTGTAATTCTCATAGTGTCAATGTTGTAATCCAAAATAACTTTTTGTCCCACACCAGTACTACTACGGGATTTCATACATTGCAATTGGTATTTACCCTGTTCTTTCATTGATCTGCTGGTAAAGATACCAAACACATTATCTGCTGTATTAATTTTACTAATACCACCCGAGATATGACTATGATCGTATTCTACTTCTTCTACTGCACTACGATTCAATTGACTTGCAGTTACCATGAGTATCTTTAACTCTTTGGCTAAATTGCGCAATTCTTCACTGACGTACTTGTCTTTGACAAACAAGTCGCTGGGACTGACCTTGGCGCTGACTGGCATCAACAAGTCCAAGTAGTCAATCATGATAAAATCAACTTGTCTGCCTTTTTGTATCTGATACTCTTTTAAGTATGCTCTAATATCGTTGATGTTACTCTGTGCTGGCAAACTTTTTACCTGATAGCTGCCTGTTTTCTTACCAAACATTTTAACTTTGAGCGCAGTTGTGTCAACATCTTTGCGTATGTCCTTAGTGCCTGTACTGGTAACCATTGCATCAGTTCTCAAGCTGGTCAGTTCCTCACTCAACTCTAAAGAAATGTACACACCATTTAGCCCTGCATCCAGCCAATTCAATGCCATGTTCATCATCACCAGCGATTTACCCGAACCTGATCCACCAGCAAAGATGTTGAGTTCACCACGACTGAATCCACCATACAATAGTCTATCCATCTGTGGCCAGCCTGTGCTTACTTGTCCACCTGAATTAAAGTATTTGTTAATACGTGCCACCGGATCTGCAAAATAGTCTGTGCCCATGTCCTTGGTCAAGGAAATTTGTACTGCATCTTTGATCAGTTTCTCCACTGGGTCGTACTCGCCTTTTTCTAACAAGTCTGCTGCTTTTAAAATTGCACGTTCGAGTTCTTGACGTCTGGTAAAACTTTCAAACTCGTTCATGAACCATTCAAGTATACCATCATTGATCTCTGGCACTGGTTTTAACTCAACTTTGGTTACTGCACGTATTTGATCTAGTCCGGGCAAGGATGTATACTTTTCAGAGTAGCCGGCAATAAATTTGGCGCACTCACGCAAGGTGCGATCAAAGTTTTCTGGATTAAAGATATTTTGTACCCGCACATAGCTGTGCCCGTCGGCTACCATTATTTCTAAAAATAACTTTTGTAAATCTGCTGAATATTCTTTGTTCATATGTTAGTTATATAGCTTGCGTTTTCTAAGCTGAATTTTTAGTCTGCCCGTTTCACGTGCATCCACAATGGATTTTAGTGTAAACAATTTTCCATAGCGTACTACTGCCTCGTTAATGTCCTTACAAGTTTCCAACCAAACTGGGAAACTAACAGTCCAGCCATACTCAATCGCCTGATCAATTAATTTTGCCCCTGCAGGGTCGCCGTCTGGCACCACCACAACTTCTTTGCCCAAACTGTCAATGATGTCGGCTTGTGACTCACTGCATTCATTGCCCAGCACAGCCACGCCATCAATGCTCATGGCATCAAACGGGCCTTCACAAACTACAACAAATCGACTGCTTGGTCGTTGTCGGTCTACGTTGAACACATACCCAGGCTCGTAGTGCGAGTAATACTTTGGTTTAACTGTTGGATCCCATGTTCTAGATGTGTAGCCTATTAGGTTATTCTGCCAGGTGCATGGAATTATCAATCTTCTATTTAAATTATGTGCCAATGTACTACTGGTATAAAAAGTATACTCTGCAGGGTCAATTTGGCGCTCAAGTAGGTACTCTAAGGCAGCTAAATCACGCGATTCTAGTAGATTAACTGCATCTTCTGGCAGTGATCTAGCTTTGAATACTGGCTGTTCTTTTTCCGTTTCTTTTATAGTTTCTGGTGCTACAAGATCTTTGATACGCACAGCATCAATGACCAATTTACGAATGGTGTTTTCATCTGCACCCAACCATCCCAGCAGTTTTCTAAACTTGTAGGTTAAGTGGCGCCCAGGTTGATAGCTGGCTTTAAAGTTACAGTTAAAACAGGCATAGCTAACATGGCCATCACCGTTGCTGATAACACCGCCGCGCCCTCTTGTGTCTGCACTTTCCCCATTGTGCGAGCAGCAAACCGCATTGCCCGACACCCAACCTGATGCAGATGATCTAGTTTTTCTATTAGATGTCCATAGGTTGTTAACTGTGTCTTGTATAGTGTTCAGCATATCTAGTAGTATACACTAATTATGCCACTAATACAAACAGCATTACGCCAATTGTAGTTCGGTGTTGAAGCTTTGTATATAGAATTCTAAGTTACTGGTTAATCGTTCGTCGCTGGGTGCAAGTCTGACTGCTGCTCGTCCTTGTTTTACCGCTTCGGAGTACAGTCCCAAATGATATGCTGCCAATGCTGCATGGTCGTGTGGCTTGGCTCCCCAATTGCGGGCTTCTACCCTATAGGTGTCAGTTGGAGTGGTTAGACTCAATGCTTTGGTTGCTGCCCAATAACAAGTATACCAATCACTGTTGGCATAGGCTGCATCTGCTAGTTCCATCCAAGGTTCTCTACTGGTGTCCCATTCGGCTACTGCTCGCATGGCTGCTGCTTGGCTTTCTTTAAGCTGCCCAAGATGTCTATGACAAATAGAAATATACCTGAGACTTGCTGCCCGTTCTTCTTTCCACCAAGCGGCTGGCATGGTCAAATGATGTTCAAGTTCTTTGATCGCTGCTGCCCACTGACTGTGATACATGAGTTCCCTGCCGTAGTAGTGACGCATACGATCGCTAGTTGGATCTTCTTTGACGCCAAGTTCCAGCAAGGGTAGATACGATCCTCTACTTTTATTGGGATCTGCTCTATGATGCAGATGCAAATTGGGCAATGTAACAGTCAGTTCCTGGCTTTCGTTGCCTACATAATATATTAGTTCATGACAGGGATACCGCCATTGATATCCTATTCTGCTGTGTATTTTACTGGTAAAAAACCGACCTTCTGGTGTGACACCGTCCTCTTGCCAATTCCAAATGTAGTCATAGCGTATGCGTGTAACTCGTCCCGCAGTTTCTTGCCAGCACTGCTGTATTTCTTCTAGCCAACCTGGTTGCAGGTACTCGTCGAGATCAATACTCAAACAAATATCTATGTCAGCTGGGATTAAATTTAGTGCGGTGTTTCTTGGTATATCAAATCGCCATGGGGTTTGATTAATGTCATAAACTACGGCACCCAGCTCGCGCAGACGTTGTTGTGTTCCATCTGTTGATCCTGTGTCGCATACCAGCACCAGGTCTGCGCCCAGGCAGCCAGCCATAAAATTATCAACATGCATTATTTCATTTAATGCAATAGCGTATACGCAAGTTTTTGGTAATTTGATTGATTTGGTCATTGTAGAGTATTTACGTAAAAGGCTCGGAACAATAAAAATAAAATCAAGGAAAAAGGGCTATTGCTAGCCCCTTTCATTTAACACAGTATGTTATCCTATGTACCTACAGGAACTACAGTAAGTATCACCGATGGAATTGCTGGCACCACTGCACCGGCAGTCACTGCAACTATTTCAACATGACTATCTGCACTCATCCACATCAGGCGATAGTAATCGTTGGCTGCTGCATTGACAACAAAATTCCAAGCTGCTACATCCGCGGCGCTGCTACCCACCAAGTAAAGATTAGTAGCACTATTATCAACTCTAGTGCCGTTTTTGTCTAACCAAACATAAATCGTATCAGCACCACCATCTGTTTTACGCACCTGCAAACTGAATTGAATGTTGTAAACACCATCCGCGGCTATTCTAATTTCAGTTGCGCCTGCACCTGTTATTGAAACACCGTTACTGAGATCAGTCACATTGTAACTGATAGCAATAGCATCGCCCACACTGGTATTGGTTTGTGTGATGTTACTATAGAACGATCCGTAGGTCGGTGCAACTTTGTACACAGTACCACTAGTGTTTTTAATAACACCATCCACTGGCAGTGTCAAGTTGCCCGTTGTACCAAACTGCCAGGTGCTGGTAGTTCCGTTGTTGATTCTCAATTCAATGTCATTGTCAGCTGTTATTGCTGTGTGCCCAAGATCTGCAAATACTGCTCCAGTCAACACGCTAGTGTTGGCTTGTCCTTGATCATTACTCCAACTAAAACTTAGGTACCCAGGACCCGAATCGTTATTTATTTGTAATCTTATAGGATAAAACTCATTTGCTGTTAACGATGTTGTAGTAGTACCACTGGCATACATGGGTATACTTATATTAGCATTGACAGCAGTGTATCCTGCGAGTGCGTTTGGTCCAATCCAAAATCTTCCACTATCATCAGCAAACATTGTAAATGTGTAAGTACCTGTGACCGGTGCCCGGAAGTATCCTGTATATTGGAAACTATAATCGGCCTCGCCGCTGTAGTCTTCACTTATTGTTGTCACTATACCTGTTTCAATTACTGCGGCAGTTGAATACCAGTTTGCATCATATGCTGCCGAACCTGTGTATTTTGTTCTTGTTATACCCGGTGTTGGTGCAGTGTCAAGAATAGTGCCACCACCCGGTAATGTTAAGTTGCCATCTGTACCAAACTGCCAAATATGATTAGCACTATCAGTGCCGATACAAACGTTACCATCAGCAGCAATCTGCACAAATTGATAGTCATCACCCAAGAACAAATCAGTGACTGAAAGATCACCTGAAGTTAAGTGTATGTGATTGCCGTCTGGATTGGCAACTGTGGGATATATTTTTAATAGTTGATTGGCATTAACAGCACCACCTGGCTTGATCTCAACGGCTTGACCATTGCCTGTACCAGGTGCCGATGCTGTATCGGCAATTGTACTGCCTTGTGGCAGTGTTAGATTACCATCTGCGCCAAACTGCCACTCGTATCCATTGTCACTGGTATCGGTATAGATTCGAACACTACTATTGGCATACATTTCTAATTCATCACCCTCAGCATACAGTCTTAAATCATCGGCTGCGTGTAGTTCAAGGTCGGCATCTTGTCCAGGATTGGTTCTAGTGGTTATGATATTGAAATCTTCATCGACTGCACCCCATAGAGTTTTAGTGCCCTCTATGTCTGGGAATGTGACCAGTCCATTTGTGCCAAGCACAATTGAGTTGCTGCCACTGACTAATCTATCAACGCCGCTGCCAATACCACTAGGATACAGTGTACCCACCAAGAAGTTACTGTTGTCAACCATGAGACTGAAAGGGTCTACACCAGCAAACTCATAGTTGCTGGCTGTTTTGTCCGCCTCGGAGACTGTGATGTTGCTAGCTGCGCTGTCTAGTAATCCGCTGAATGATGCAGCCCTGAAGTCATAGTCGCCCACTGCAAACACTGTGCCCGCAGCATCAAACTGTGCCACGATGGCATGCGGTACGGTATTGCCAGGATCGGCATATCCGCCCGCCACTGCCACATAACCGTCCCTAACTGCCAGGTTACTGCCGCCGCCATTGCCAAACCACCAGCCGCCGCCAAATGTCCAAGTTGTGGTGTTGTCCAGCAATCGTTGCCATGCCACAGTGCCGTCTAGATTGTATTTGGCAATGACCAGGCTGAAGTCACTGGTGCTGTTATTGCCAGTCACTGCCGACAGGTACAGGCAGTCGTCTGGTCCAACCACAATGCTGGTAGCAGAATCACTGCACCCGCCTACTACCTTTCGCGACCATTGTTTGACACCCGAGCTGTCAAACTTGATAATGATCATGGCATCGCCGATATTGTAATCAAAATTTCCACACACATAAATGTTGCCGCTGCTGTCTATATCAGCATCTGCGCCTTTGCAGTCAAAGCCGGCTTCAACTTGTACAGCTCGTTGCCACTGTATTGTGCCGGTGCTGTTGTACTTGACCACCAACATGTGCTGGGACAAGTCTTCTTGAGTAGTTGTTGCTATGTTAACTAGCATATCGGCGCCGCCACCTATCTGGCTGGCAAGAATATAACTTAGTTGGTTCCCTGCATAGTTATTGCCGGTGTTATCAACAATGTTACTAAATGTAGCAACACCGGCTGCAAAGGTAATATCATAACTCACGCCACCAACAGTCACTCCCAATAGATCATTAGTCCATGCTGGATCACTAGCAGGCACAGCAGTCAGAGTAAGAATAGTGCGAACTGGTCCTGGGTATTCAATATTGTCCATATAACCCACGGCAACCACTTCGCCTGCAGGCCCAACTGCCATACCGTAGGCTTCTTCATTGCCTTGGCCGTCAAGGGCTCTAGACCAAACGACTGAACCATCGGATTTATCAATTTTGGTAGTGACAATTTGGTCATCATCACCAGTACTGGAATAACCCACTACCACAACGTTGCCATCTGCGGCCACATCAACCACTGTGTTGACATTTTCATAGCCTGCATCGTAGATCTTGCTCCACTCTGGTGTACCAGTCACTTGATCAATTTTGGTCAAGGTAGCAGCCGCATATGGCTGGCCATCGCTATTGTTCTGGCCAGCAACATATATAAAACCATCCACATTGTCTACTGCCATGCCCCATCCGTCGGTGTACTGACCTCCTGCAAACCTAAAGTTCCATAACTTGGTGCCATTGGCGCTGAATCTGCCTACGCTGCTGTATCTACTAGAGCTCAAGCCCTCCTGCTGATGAACAAACAAAGCAACAATGTCACCATTGGCTAGATATTCAACTCCTGTGGCCAATGCCACTACGTCGTCTGGTGCTCCTGTTACAGTTTCAAAGTCCTGCACCCACACTGTGGAACCACCTACGTAGGCTGTGGTCTGTACCGTGCCGTCTGGGAATGTCACTGATCCATCGGGTCCAAACAACCAGCCATGATCTGCACCAGTCATATCAGTTCTAATATATAACCCTGGAGGTGCTCCATCGTCGTCAATTCTAATCTGAGTATTGGAGCCGCCAATTTTAACCGTTGGTATACTGTCCGATGCGTCTATGATCATACCGTTTGGTAATGTTAACATACCATCTGTGCCAAAACGCCAAGTATAACTGTCGCCCGATGTACCAAATGAAACTGTGTCATACCCACTGAATCCAGCGGTAATATCTTGAGCAACCGCTATTATCCACCACAAACCAGGATCTTCAACAACGGCCGTGATTGTGGCAGTTATGGGTGTTCCCCATGATGTGGTCACTGTGTCACCTACGCTGACAAG